ATCACTTGCAACGTCCACTGTCAGAGATTACAGATGAGCGTGGAAAACTACCGTCGGCAGTAAAGCACGCAATATTGCTTTTAGTCGGTCATTTTTATGCAAATCGTGAGAGTGTTTCGTTTGCGTCTGCAAGTGAAATTCCTTTGGCTTATCAGTACCTTTTGCAACCGTACAAATCATATAAGTTTGATACATCTTTCGGAGTATGAGAGCAGGAGCGTTAAACGAAAACATTGAAATATTGCGCTCAATCAAAGAGCGCGACGTGTACGGCATTGATAAAGAGTCTTGGCAGACATACGTAAAGACTAAAGCACAAGTCAGATATATGTCTGGCTCAAAGACTGTAGATGTGCAAGAAGTGTTCTTTGCCGAGACGGTTGAGTTTACAGTGAGATACTATCACAACATTAAGCCAACAGACCGCATAAAGTATTATAATCAGACGTACAGAATTATATCTATAAATCCCGACAAGCGGGCAAATAGTCAAACGTTAGTGACAGAGTTAATCAATGAGTGATTTTGCGTCAAGACATAGCAGTTACAGCAAAAGAAAGTCTGTACATAACAAGCAGAACGTCGGCATTTATGCAGAGACAGAAGCAGTTGAAGAAATGCTCAGTTTCTTCACGTCAGATTAGTGTACAGACTTGTACAAACGAGCACTCGGAACAGTGGCCAGAGACTACAAAGAGACAGCAAAGAATTATTTTAAGTCAACAATGCCGACAGCATCACGAAGCAGTCAGCACGGTTACAAAGACAAACTGATTGATGCTGTCAGAATCTCAAAAATAAAAGTCGAGGGTGACACAGTCAGCACGAAAGTACACGTCTTAGGTGTTCGCAGTTCTGGCAGTGGTACTTTCAGAGCACGTTTCTTTGAGGGCGGTACACAAGCCAGAGAGACAAGCAAAGAATATACTGACAGTCTCGGCAGAACTTACAAGAAAGGAAAACCGCTCGGCCGTATAAAAGCGCTCAATTACTTTCAGCAAGCACAAACAGCAATGTCAAATCTGGCTGTTTCGCTTGATAAAGTCATCAATGACTTAATAAGCAAAAATGCACCGAAATAAAGACGATGAAAAATGCACTTTCGATTAACAAATATATCAATAAGTTTCTGACAGAATCAGAAGCAGTGACGGCACTTGTAGAAGTGCAGAACATAAGACCGTTAATCTTAGCCCCGACGATATTTCCTTATATATCGTTTATGCACTCAAATATTACGTCTGATTACAGCAAAGACGGTTGGGTTGAAGACCGTACAGAAGTCACCATCATTTGTGTGTCAGATGACTACGGCCAGACAGTCGAAATTGCAGAAGCAGTCAGAGAGTTGCTTGATGATAAAGCGTACAGAGACGATGACATTTTTATCAGCGAAATGAGACTCAGCGGAGCAACAGAAGACCAAATTGAAAACGTCTTTGTGCAGCGTCTCAGTTTCAGCGTCAAAATCAATGCTTTTTAACGCTGATAAATAACAAAAGTATAAAATTTAAATAATCGTAATATATTATGACAAAAGGAAATCAGTTGCAATTGTTTTATCACAATGGCACAAAGTACGTGGCTTTCGGTCACGCAACAGCAAACAGTCTGCAAGTCAGCAATGAGACTCAGACAGTGAGCAGTAAAGATATGGGACTGCATCCACAAGTCGAGACTACAAATTCAAATTGGTCTTGCAGTGGCTCAATGCTCTTTACTACAGACAATGCGGCTAAAGTTATGGGTATGGCTCAGAGTGGTCAGCCCTACACAATCGCTTTCGCTACTATCAACGAAAACAAGTGGCAGGACGGTCTAAAATCAGTCACCGACATCAGCACCAACGTTTCTTGGACGGTCGGCAGTGGTTTTGTGCGCTACGGGGACGCAATCTGTACGTCAGCGAGCATCACAGCCAATGACGGGGAAACTTGCACTATGGACGTTGAGTTTACGGGCAGTGGCCGTCTGCTAACGACAGCACCTGCAACACCTAAGAGTTACACTTAATAGTGTTTTCTCTGATTGCTTGATTTTTAAGTGAGAGTGACAGTCTTTGTCACTCTTTCTTTATTGTGATAAATACAGAAATAAACGACTTAAAAACAATGACAATCAATTACAAAGACAATGAAATTCAGTTGAAATTCAGTTTCCGCGCTGATATGCTATTTGAAGACGCGACGGGTAATACATTCACAGCACAAACAGAAAGTGAGTGGTTGCAATATCTATTCTGTACGATTGTAGCACTGACGAAAGATGAGACACTGAAATTTGACGATTTTCTTGATTGGGTTTCAGAAAATCCGACAGTCTTCTACGATTTCATTGAATGGTACAGCGATTATCAGCAGAGCGTCTTGAATTTGAGAAAGAAAGCAGAGCCAGAGCAACAGTCAGAGAGCAAAAAAAAAGTCAGTCGAAGCAAAAAGAAATAAAATGCAGAGCACATTATTACTTTCGCTTGCTCTGCTTTGAGTATAAAGTTTGCTCGGTTAATTACTTTCTTGACGAAATGCTTTTGACAGAACTGCAAGACATACTTGATAATATTCAATTTGCAGACCGCTCACTTTGGGAAGCACTCCGCATTAACTCGTTTATAACCTGTCAAGTCAACAGCAGAAAGAAACTGAAACTGACAGATGTGTACAGACTACCGTTTGACGAAACAGAAGACACGGAACAGTTTACGAAAGAAGACATTGAACAGATGCAGAAGCAGTCAAAGATACTTGAAGACTACATCAATAGTCAGCAGACAATGACAGACAAAGTTTAATATAAGATAACAGATATATGAGTACACTGAAGGTGGATTTGTCGTTAAACGACGCAAATCTTAAACAACAAATAAACGCTGACAAGAAAGCAGTCTCAGACTTTGGAAAGTCAGTCGGCGAGCAAGCGTCACAGTTTGCAAAAGTTGCGGGTGGCATCACTAACTATAAACGCAAACTTGCAGAACTGAGTAAAGAAGTCGTAAGTCTGGAAATGACGTACAAGTCTCTGTCTGACGAACAGCGAAAGTCTGATTTCGGTTAGGCACTTGCAAAGCAAATGACAGAGGCAAAAGCGCGAGCCTCCGAACTGAAAGACCAGATTGCAGACACACAAGCAGAAATCAAGCAACTTGCATCAGACTCATTCAAGACTGACGCTCTGACATCTGGCATCAGCACCGTCAGCACGTCAATGCAAGCGATGGTCGCTGTCACCGAGTTGGCAGGAGGCAGTACCGAGAGACTTGAAAGCGCAATCAAGAAACTTATTATAATATAGACTGCATCGTCAGCGTCGGTCAAAGTCATCAATGCACTGCAAGCGCAATCGGCTCTTATGCTCGGAGTGCGAAAGTTGCAAGAACAAGCGCTGACAACAGCAATCGCAATCAGAACAATCGCAGAAAACAAAGGCACAACAGCAGTCAAACTTGCTACAGTGGCCCAGACCGCTTTGATTGCAGTGGCGAAAGCAAATCCTTACTTATTACTTGCGGGCGCGGTGGCAACCGTCGCAGGTGCCTTATTTGCTTTCAGCAGTAAGAGCAAAGAAGCAACAGCAGAGACGAAGACGCTGACAGCAGAAATGGAGTTGCAAAAGAAACTTGCAGAGACGTACACGTCAACACTGTCTAACACTTACAGCGACTTGATGACTCGTTACGCGAAACTGCAAACTCAGTGGCAGTCTCTCACATCAGAACAGCAGAAAGTCGAGTGGATAAAAAAGAACAAATCAGAACTTGATAATCTCAATCTTTCTGTTAACAGTGTTGCAGATGCAGAAAAAGTCTTTAACAGCAATACAGATGCAGTTGTACAGTCGTTTGTCAGACGTGCCCGCGCTGCGGCACGTGTTGCACAACTCACAGAACTGTACCGAAAGCAGATTGAATTACTTGACAAAAAAACTGAAATTTCGTCAGCAATTTCAGCAGACGCAGCAAGAAGCGGACGCAGTGCGAAAGAGGGTGATTTGATACCCGAAAATGGCGGTTGGCGAAACGAGACTTACGGCGATGCAACGTCTGGAAAGTGGCGATTTAGCGCAAAGGGTGCAGCACTTTACAGCGGTCAAGACACGTCAAACGCTGTTGCAATTCAGAAAATCGAAACAGAGATTGCATCTAATTCAGCAGAAATCGAAAAAGTCAAGAAAGCAATCGCGTCTGAATCAGATTTGATTTCTTTCAGTGGTAGTGGCTCAATGAAATCTGTCAAAAGCGGTGGAGCAAATACGTCAAACAAACCGTCATTTGTAGCGGGCAGTCTCAGCGACTTAGAAAATCAGTTGAGCACTCTGCAATCAAAATATAAAGACGGTTTGATTTCGCTGACTCCGACAGACTATCAGCAGAAAGTCGAGACATTGTCAAAAGCAATCGAAGCAAAGAAAATCGAGTTAGGCTTGTACGTCCCCGATGACAAAATCTCAAAGCAGTTGCAATCACTCAATGAGAAAAATGCTAAGATAGCACGTCAGCAGACTTTCAGCAGTTTCGATGTTGCAGTCGGCAACAATCAGCCAAACGGCGAGCGCGATTTGTCGTACATACAGCAACAAATGAACTATAACGACAGTCTCATTAAGCAGTTGCAAGACTTGCAATCTGAGTATGCGAAACTCGGTGAAAAAGGTGCTGACTCTTACACAGCAATCGGCGCTGAAATTGAAAACGTCAAGACTCAACAAGCAGAACTGTCAGACAAAGCGAAGCAATACACAGACGACAACAAACGCATACAAGAAAATGCAGAGCAGTGGGGCAAAGTCGGCAGTATGGTCGGAGAGGTCGGAGGTGCTTTCAGCGCACTCGGAAGCAGTTTCAAATCGCCTGAGTTGAACATTGCGGGTATCATAGCACAAGCAATCGCGTCAATCATTTCTGCATACACACAAGCGTCTGCAAGTCCTGCTGTCACCGGCTCTGGTTGGGGTTGGCTCGGCTTTGCTATTTCTGGACTTGCGACAGTTGCAAGCGTTATCGCTCAAATACACAGTCTTTCTGGCTATGCCCAGGGCGGTATTGTCGGCGGTGGCAGTTACGTCGGTGACACTCAGATTATACGCGTAAACTCTGGTGAAGCAGTCCTCACGTAGTCAGACCAAGCAAGATTTATGAGACTGTTAGACGGTGGCTCTGTTGCAAATAACAGCAACACTTATCAAGCAGTCGAGTTTAAAGTTAGAGGCTCAGACTTGTACGGTGTATTGCGAAATTACAGAGGCATACAATCACAAGCAGGGAGAAATAAAAAAATCTAAATCAGAAAATCAATGTACAGATTAAGATATTACGCAGATTTCAAAGACAGAGACAATAACAGTCTTCGACTCGAAATTTACATTGACAGCAGTACAGCAGTCACGTCAGAGGAAATCAAGTTACTCTCTGACGCAATCACTATTGAGTACAGTGCCGAAAGTCTCTTTGAGCCATTGAAAACGTCCAGAGCATCTATCAGCATATTGACAGAAGACTTGATGACTGACTTATACTCTGGCGGTTTGTTCGGTACAGCAATAAAGATACTGAAAAATAACTCTCTTTTTTGGACTGGTTACGCAACACCTTGCATATATCAGCAGTCTTATGTCGGAAAGTGGGACACTCTGACTTTAGAGTGTGTCGATAGCGTATCACAGTTGCAGAACATAGACTATACAAATGCAACTAACGATGACAGCGGAATTGCATCCTTTTTCGGTGTCATTGCACACTGTCTAACGGAAGTTGACCCGTTGCACGCTGTCACAAACTTGTACGTCGATAGCAGTATTACACTCGGAAGCAGTCAGCCAATATTTGACGCGCTGTATATCAAAGAGAGAAATTTCTTTGATGAGAAAAACGAGTCAGAGAAACTTGACGAAGTAGTCAGCGCAATTTTGCGCTATCTCGGTCTTACTCTCATACAGTGGAAAAATAACTATTATATAATCAATCAAGAAAAGACACACCAGCAGTCTTTCACAATGAGACGTTATCAGTATAGTAATGGAGAATGGCAGTCAGATGCAACAAGTATAATGAGCATCGGGAAACATTCCTTTGCTCAGTTGGGTCTGGCTGGCGATGACACAACGATTTCACTTGATTCAGTATATAACAAAGTCACTGTTATAGCAAATAATAATCCGCTTTCGTCTGTACTGCCAGACT